TCCTAAAAAATCGTCTTCCTTTTCAGTATATAATTTTATTGTTTCATGTTTCAATTTTATAAGAAGTGCGCGCAACACCTGTTGGTACACCATTTCAGAAATTGGTTGGTTAAATAGTAAGTATTCTTTACCCTCTTGGTCTATAGAAAATAGACAGTTTTTACAATTTTTTAAAAAAGAACTGAAGTAACAATTTTCTGATAATGTAGAATTATAAACCATGATTGCGCGCCCCATATAATGAGAATTATAAATATGCGAGCAATTCGTAATATTTGAAGAAGCAGAAATATCTACACTATCTTCTATATTTGATGCGTTTAAGCAATATTTCGAATTACCGATTTCCGATGAACTAAAAATAAAACTCCCTTTTTCAACATCGTTTGAAGAAAAACAAACACTTGAATTATTAATAAATTTACAAGCCTTAATTACTTTTGAGGCAAAGATATTGTTGGAGTCAGAGATTAAATCACTATTTTCAATATTATAAGAACGAAAAACTCTTGTTGAATTTTTAATTCCACAAACTTCATTAAATTTTTCCAATTCCTCTTTTGATACTGGTAAATTTTCTTCTCCCCAAAATAAAAATTCTTTTGGTACGTGTTTATTTTCTAATAATTCTAAGACTTCAACGCCATTTGGGTAAAATCGTTGAAAAAATTTTTTGCCACTTTCGCAAGCATTATATTTTTCTAATAGGTCATATGTTATAAACATTTCTTAGTCTCCGAAATCCAGTGTAGTTTTAATTAACTCTCCTTCGTTATTCTTTTCTATTATATATCCTCGCTCTCTTTCAAGCATAACCAGTTCCATTCGCTTATTTAAAAGTTTTATAAATTGGTTTACGGCATCAGACCGCTTAAAATAAGGAACAATATATAATGAATTTTTTCCAATAAGTTCAGCACCAAGTATGTCGCGCGCGAACCTCAAATATTGAGCATAAGATAATCCTAAAAATCTGGCGACAATAACGTTATATGAACCTTTTGTACCGCCTTCAAAAGGAAACTCATCATGATTTAGGCAAATCACATATTTGCCTTTGTTATAGGGGGATTCTTCAAGATAAAAATATTTCTTCATATTGAAATTTCCTCCTGTAACTTTTTAACTTCTATTTTCTCTTCATCACTTAGTTCACAAAGTTTATCCCAATTTTTTAATCTAAAAATAGACGTATCAAATTCGGGTAGTGGCTGGTTAAACCTTTGGATAGTGTTTTCATCAACCGGTTTCCAGCCAGGAATAATGTACTTCTTTACTGTTCCTGCACTAAAACCAGTCTCACGCGCGACTTGAGAATAATTATGACAAACATAATATTTTTCGTTAAAAACCCTAATATCATCTTGTGTTACTTTATTTGCCATCTTTATCCTCCTTATATTTTATACAATATCGGCAATCAATAGAGGTACATTTCTTACAAATTTCTCCATTGGGTTTGACGCCATTGTTCTCCCAAAGGTTATGTTTCCCGCCAATTGGGTCTTCTACTGTTATACTAAGACAATCTTTCATGTCAAAACTCAAGTTTTTTCGGAGTAAATCATAAATTTCTTGTTGCTGCTTCATTGAAATCTTACCAACCGAAAATACTACTGTATAACCGCAAGATTTATCCATCATATATAATCTCCATTTTCTTATTTCTATATATAGTATAACAGAAATTTTTTAAAAAAGCAAATTTAAAAAAGAGAGAATCACTTCTCTCTTTTCTTCATCATTAAAGGCTATTAAATTTCGATGCAGGAGTAAAGCTCGTCATTCAAAACCTTCAACATCAATTCATAAGCACTACAATTAATACTACTTAAGACTGATTTGAAAGTATTTGTAGACTGACCGGACACCTGGAGTACATCGTCGCCCTGAGTAAGGAAAGTATCCTGACGGCTGTCCACATTCCACATAATCAGCTTAGGCATTTTGTACCCATGCTGCGCGAAACGTTTTTTCATTATCTCAACGAAGTCAAGACCCTCACGAGAAACCACATTGTCGATTTCCATGTCGGAAACGATTAGTAAAGCCTTAGGCAATTCCTCATTTCGTAGAGAGTTCTGCACCGCCATTTTTAGGATTTCATTGAAAGCGGCTTCAAGATTGGTGTTGTAACCAACTCCTGCCCGTTCAACGAAACGAACATTTTCACGAAGTGTCGCACCTTCTTTGATTGATACAAACCGAGGTTGGTCAGTAAATGTCATATAAAGATTGTGGTATGCACCTTTGTTACGTTCTGCGAAATAAATCGCAAGACCAATTGAGGTTGCCATAGGACGACCATACATTGAGCCACTAACGTCTGCCATGACAAGAACATTGTTCTCACCAGAAACATAATTAGGAAGAGCTTTCCATTGTGCTTCGGTAGCAGGGCCACCGTTACAATAGTACAGATACTGCTCTACAAGGTTATAAGGATATAGAGTTGAAGAATTAATCTTCTTCTCACCCTTATTAACTGAAGCAAGATATTCCTGGTAACGAAGAGCATCTCTACGCGCAAAAGCCTTTTGGTAGTTCTTCATAGCAACTGAAGGCACGGCCTCATAGTTGATAGAGTTCCACTCATTCTGGCTCATCTTTATTTCGGTGACGTCGATATATCTACGCAGGTTGGATAAAACCTTACGGTACTCACGAGGAGTTATCCCGAGAGCTTTAATTGCCTTAAGAGCAAGAGCCTTTGTTGCCTTTGAAGAGGCGTTTTCTGAAGGCATCCACTTAGCCAATAGTGAGCAAGACTCACCGGCTGAAGCCTGTGAAACATCTTTCTGAAGCTGTTTATCAATGACACGCCACATATCTTCCTCGCAAGGTGTACCAACGAGTTCAAAAATACTATCCCAGCGATTAAACATAGGAATTGCTGTGATATTCTTTCTGACAATGTCAGGATAATTCATGGCAAGCCACTTTAAGCAGATACGGAAAGTTCTACGCTCTCCGAGTCCAAGACCACGAATGTCACCGGCATAAAAAAGCATCTTTGTGGCTAAAAGAGCGTCTTCTGCAAAAGCCCGCGCAAATTTATCCTCGATTTCCGCCTTATCGCGAGTACGAAGCGCACCGATAGTTCCAAACAAGTCTAATAAGTTCGAGTTGGTTGTGTTATAAGCCATTTGTCCATTTTCGGTAAATTTAAGTTGCCCCTGTTTCTTTGCAATTGTTGAAAAATCCATAATAATCTCCTTTTACTCGGTTAAAGTAAAAGCAAAGCACCTAATATTTTCCGCTGTTCGTGCTTTAACTTTTCTATATTTATTATAAATTAGATTTCAGCAAAAAACAAATTTTGAAAAGGTTAAAAAAAGAGGACTAAAATTTAGTCCCCTTTATACCTTATTAATATCGCGGGCGCGCACGCGAAATATCACAGATTTTTTCTTTTGTCAAATTTTATTCGTCGAGATTATCGTCTCTGGTGTCAGTAATAATCCGTGGCTCACCCTTGATTCTCGCAATAACTTCAGCCACAGCAGAGCTGCCACTCATTAATACCAATCCAGTTATAATCTGACCCGCTGGCGTTATTGCGCTAAACAAACCAGAGGCAAAGATAATATCCAAGCCAAATGAGAATGTCAGACCAAAACCAAAAATTGCTGATACAGCAATAGTAATGTATTTTGCAAAAGAGACCTCAGCCCAAAGCGGCTTCACTCTATCAATAATATACCACATAATCGCACTCAGTGCGAGAATTAAACCAATCATTTCCATTATTTATTTCCTCCAATTAATAATAAAGTGGCCTGCGGAACTTTGTCCAGTTAGAACCAGTAGATAACTTTTTAGTTATAAAGTTATAAGCTGTTCTCTTATTTAAAGCAGTAAGTGCGCAAGTATAGGCTCCGCCGTAGAATTCAACTACGTAACCGCCTCCGACATATGTTCCAATATGACCGTCCTTTCCAACCCAATCACCAGGTTTTAATGCACTCTTATCAATACTAACAGAGTGCGCGCTACTACATAGACTATTTGCAGTGGCGTCAAATGTCTGGATACCAAACTTCCTCATATATCCAACTTCCATACCAGAACAGTCTGCGGCAGGGAGATTTGGATTTTTAGCAATTTGAGCTAACATAAATTCTTTACGCCCACCGCTAAAATAGCTTGGACGTGCAGCTGCTCGTTTTTCTATATATTCCTTTGTAGGATAGAAAATTTCTTTATTAGTGTTATAGAGGTTTGCCCCAATAATATAAAGTGCGCGCGGTTCTCCGCCGACTTCGTAATCATAACACCATCTTAAGATTTCTAATACAATCTTCTTTCTAATTTCTGAAACACCAGCTAAGTCTTTTTCGATTAAATCCCTTTTCGTTTTCGAAATGTGGGTATAATCACTCAATAGAGAAACTGGAGCGGGAGCTGGAGCTGGAGTTGGGACTTCAAATAATTTTGCAATAGTTTTACTACCAACAATTCCGTCAACAACTAAACCATTCTTTGCTTGAAAGGCCTCAACAGCGGCTTTAGTTTTAGAGCCAAAAATACCATCAACAGTCCCGCAATTAAAGCCTAATTGGTTAAGGCGAAGCTGAACTACTCGAACTTCTTCTCCACGACTACCAACTTTTAATAGTCCATTAAGAACTGGTGCTGTATATATTGGCTCTGTAGCAGAAATTTTCTGATATTCTCTAACAATTGCGTCCCATGTCAGTGGTCCTACCTTGCCATCAGCAACAAGTTGTTTGCCAGTATTATCTTTATTAGTTTTTTGAAAAGCTAAAACAGCCTTAACTGTGTCATTACCAAAGGTTTTTTTTGTAATAGCTGTTATTGTGCTTGGGTAGTATTTAAGGCTAAAAAGACATTTCTTAATATA